CAAGTCCTAAAGGAACAATTGAAATTCTAGCACCGCAGGCAAGAGACAGATTTCCTTCAACTTTGATGGCTGATATTAACGGTCGATATATTTGCAAAGTTTGGACTTATGATACAGATAACGTAAATACATTGTATGGCCAAGCTCTTGCACAATTAAAAAAGAACTGTATCCCGCAAGTATCATATACAGTAGATGGATACATCGATGCTGAAATAGGAGATACATTTGTTATTGAAGACAGTGAATACAAACCGACTTTGTATTTAAAAGCACGTATTACCGAACAACAGATTTCTCTTATAAACAAAGACAATTGTAAAACGACATTTGATAATTTTGAAGAATTACAATCACAAATCGATACCTCATTGCTTGATGAAATGAAATCAATAATCAATGCAAATAAGTTATATGATGCATCTATTGGCACAGATAACGGAATATTATTTAAAAATAGAGATGATGTATCAAAACTTACAGCTTTTATAAAAGATAATGGCAATGACATAACATCAAATTACAAAATCAAATGGTATAAAGATGGAAATGAGATTTCTACAAATCAAACTATAACTGTTAAGGCATCTGATTTTGAAGATAAAGCTATTTATAGGTTTGAAGCGTTAAATGGTCAAAACATAAAAGCAAATTGTGAAGTTACTTGTATGTTCTTAAAAAATGGTGAAAAAGGTGACAATGCCTATGTTCACATTATGTATGCTGATGATGAAAACGGTAAAAATATGTCATCTAATCCAAACGGAAAATCATACATGGGACAGTATACCGATAATTCAATGTATAATTCTGAAAATCCTAGTGATTATATTTGGGCAAAGATAGAAGGAAAAACAGGAAAAGGAGTTGCAACACACGTTACACAATATTATCTTTCTACATCGGATACGGAATGTAGCAATGGTTCGTGGAGTGAAAAACAGCAAGATTGGGTTAAAGGATGTTACTACTGGACTAGAGAATATACTACATGGACTGATGGAAGTTCATCGACTAGCGAACCGATTTTAGAAGAAGGGTTGAACAATGCAATTAACACAGCCAAGGATGTAGAAAATGATGTTGTCAATTTCAAAAATTTAACAGCTGAAAAATTCACTGCAATTAACGGACAGTTTAATGGAATTGATACCGATATAGCCAATATTAATAAATCGTTGTCTGCACAAGAAGCCAGTATCAAAAAATTAGATGCTGAAAAACTAAGTGCCAATGAAGCCGAACTTTCTTATGCAAAGATTGATGCTTTAGAGACAGTTAGTGGTAAATTCAATACTTTAGAATCAGACTATGGCAAATTTAAAGAATTAACTACAACTAATATTACAGGTATCACTGCTGATATTAAGCAAATCAAAACTGATAATGTTGATATTGCGGGTAGAGTAACAGCCAATGAAGGTTCGATTAAAAACTTAAATACGGATAAATTAAACTCTGCTGATGCCTATTTAGTTTTTGCTAAGATTAGTGATTTAAATGCTACAAATGCAAATATCACAAACTTGAATGCAAATTTAGCTAAGATCAGCACTCTGTTAAGTGGCTCGGTAACAGCTGGATCAACTGAGACAATCGTATTAAATGCAAAAAATACAACTATCGAAAATGCGTTGATAAAGGACGCTATGATTGACAGTCTTTCTTTTAATAAATTGAAAGGTATCGACATCAATACAACTAAACTTACTGTCCACTCAAATGATGGCAAGTCTACTTGGAAAGATAACACTATTAAAATTGCTGACAGTTCAAGGACACGTGTACAAATCGGTAAAGATAGTGAAGGTGACTACAATATTTACATTTGGGATAAAGCAGGAAATCTTATGTTTGATCCATTAGGTCTAACTGATAAAGGGGTAACAAGAGAAGTTATTGATAATTCGAATGTAAAAGAAAATGCTGGAATTGCTGGTTCCAAATTAGATATAGATTCAGTGATTAGCTCAATAAATGGAAGTACTACTGCAATTAAATCATCACAAATAAAATTCGATGATAAGAATCAAACATTGGATATTGTCTTTAAATCAATGGAAACTTCTTTGTCTAACCAGGAAAAGACCATTGCAACAATTCAAAATAATGTTAAAAGTACTAATGATATTGCTAGTTCAGCACTTTCTTCCGCTAAAAATGCGAATACGGATGCATCTAATGCGTTGTCACAAATAAAATCTGTTGAAGAAAAAGTTACATCAAATACAACTGCCATCAACACGGCAAATGGAAAAATCAATACACTAATTACTGACGTAACACAGTCTAAAACGGATATCACAACTGTAAAAGGAGACATCTCAACAACCAAAGCAAATGTTGCAACGTTACAAAATAATTACAGTTCGTTGACTCAAACTGTAAACAGTCTAAACAGTACACTTGGCAGTCATACCAGTACAATTGCAACAATTCAAAACAACTTAAAAAACACTACTGATAAGATTGATAATTTGTCAATCGGCGGTCGAAACTTGTTGAAACAATATATAAGAGCTGGTGGTCAAACTATTAAAATAAGCGATACTTCAATTAAATTAGTAGGTAACGGTCTTGATACTTTTTTCTTTTTAAAGCCATGGGTATCTTTAACTATAGGAGAAACGTATACAATCTCTTTTGATGCAAGTGGAGTTCCGGATGGGTGTAAGTGGTCATTTGGTATAAACAACCAGTTAGCATCTTTCAAATTTTATATCACAAAAAATGGTAGAAATTTTGCAACTGGTCAAATGGCTTCTACAATAGGTGCAGATGCTGATTTTATTATTGATGACTATAGTAATAGACCTTCTGGAGCACAAAGTATTATCTTATCAAATTTTAAACTAGAAAAAGGTAATAAAGCTACCGACTGGACACCTGCTCCTGAAGATACACAAACACAAATAACAACAATCAGTGATAAGCAATCAACTTTTGAGCAAACTTTATCAGGATTGAGCAATACTGTATCAAGCTTGGAATCTACTGTTAAAACTAAAGCTGATAATTCAACTGTAAGTTCATTAAGTACTACAGTCAATACATTAAAAAGCGATCTAAGCGGATTTAAAACAAGCGTTTCTCAAACGTATGCAACTAAAACAGAATTGAACACTGCAAACAGCAATATTACTTCCTTGACAAGTCGTGTTCAAACAGCAGAACAAAAACTGACAAAAGATGGAATCACTAATATTGTCAGTGATTACTATACTAAGAAAACTGATTTTGATAATTTGCAAGTTGGTGGTCGGAACTTACTTAAAAATAGTCATGCTACTGAACAAGTATATACTTATCCTTCGTCAAGTTATAGTGACAAAGCTTCGTGGGTAACTTCTGTACCTTTAAATGGAGATACTTATACATTATCGTTTTGGGCTAAATCGACTGTTGCAAAAGATGTAGTTAGAGTGCACTTTTATAGTCCATCTAATATTATTTCCGTAAAAGGTAGTCAAGGACAAGTTTCGTCCGCAATAGATGGTCTATGCGATTTTACATTGACTACAACGCTCACCAAATATTGGGTTACTTATAAAATCCCAAAAGGTGGTAATTCAACTAGAAGTATAATCATTCCTAGATTGGTAAATGGTGCTGGAACAGGAACGATTACAGTTAAATGGGAAAAATTAGAAGAAGGTAATAAAGCTACTGATTGGACACCTGCTCCTGAAGATATTAATACATCAATTTCTTCTATCAAAACTGTAGCCGACCAAACCGCAACAAAATTTTCATGGTTAGTCAAGTCGGGAACAAGTGCTACTGATTTTCAATTAACCGATAGAACTGCTACGTTGGTTGCCAGTCAAATCAACCTAAATGGGTTGGTATCATTCGGCGGGTTAAATTCAGATACTCAATCTAAAATCAACAATGCCAGCAGTAATGCGTCTACAGCTTTAAGCACAGCCAATACTGCCAAATCTACGGCATCAACAGCTAAGAGCACAGCAGATACAGCAAAAAGTACAGCGGATAGCGCTAAATCTACTGCATCATCAGCGTTAACAACTGCAAACAGTGCAAGCAGTACGGCATCAACCGCTAATAGCAATGCCAGCAGTGCTTTGACAACTGCGAACAGTGCGAAATCACTTGCCGATACATTAAATGGTAACACGTTAAAAAGACATCAAATTACTGTCAGTCTAGCTTCTAGTTCTTATGATGTCAGCAAGTATTATCCAGTTCTTTTAAATGCCGGAATACCGACAAATGGGACATATACTTATGAAGTTAATGTTCAATTAAATTCAGGAACGAAACCATCATGGGCTACTCATTCAGGAGGCTTCACGTGCAATTTAAAAGCAAATGTTAAAGCAAATGGTTGGGGAACAACAAACGGATATGGTTGGATAGAAGATAATTATTATTCATTTTGTGATAAAATGCCAGCATACATTACTCAATTTGGATATAGATCAAAAATCGTCTTTTATTTAAGAGGTGGGGGAACATATTATATTTATTCGCCACAAGTAAATGACAGCGCAACAATTTATACAGCAAAAACAAATCTTTATGATTCAACTTATCCTTATTATGTAGAGCCAACCACAAGTCCATCAAACGGGTTTGATATTGTTCAACCTGCAACTATAGGTTCATGGTGCGCAGCAAACGATAAAACACTTATCAACGGGGCAAAGATTTACACGGGTTCCATTACTGCATTGCAAATTGCATCTGGAACTATAACAGCGGATAAAATCGCATCCAAAGCCATTACAACAGATAAGCTCAATGTAAGCAGTCTTAGCGCAATCTCAGCCAATTTAGGAACTGTTACCGCCGGTTCAATATCTATCAATGGCAAGTTTTCTGTTACTTCATCGGGTGTCTTAACTGCCACAAGTGGAACCATTGGTGGATGGAAGATTGAAGATACGAAAATCTCGTCAAGTGATGGAGGAATGTCGGTTTGGAATGAGATGTCATTGACGTCTGACGCATCTTTAAGTTCGGTTCAGTATAATAAGGCAGATAGTATGCAATATAGAACAAAATTGTATGCTGGAATGATTGATATTGGATATCAGGCTTATGGAGAAACGGATAATACATCATTAGAAAGAGGTGTAAATATTTCAGGAGGACTTTTGAATTTTTATAACGCTTCAAACAATTCTGTTGGTGCTATAGAAGTTGATAATTCAGGGCCTTCTTTAAAAATATCCGCTTCAAAATCTTTAGATGTTATTACAAAGGCATACACATTTAAAGTAAATAACAAACAAGTATATATGTTTGGATTACAATCAACATATGATTTTTAATTAGGAGGTATTTTAAATGAAACATATTACATCAAAAATCTTCGGGGGGGGGTGCAATATTTACTATTAGATATTGTGCCTTAAGAAAGAAGGTGTGCTTCTAAATTAGTTAGTAAGCATTTGAAAGGTGGTATCCAATGGCTTTCATAGATTTCTTTGGAAATTTTGTCAGGAAGAAGGATGTCTATCTTAAATATTCAACGTCAGAATAATGGACGGACGAATATTGGATAGATGGACACAAAATCTATCAGGTATCTTACAATTTAGGAACGATCAATACTTTTAAGAAAATTACTAACATTCCTAATTTTGATAGAAATATAAGGTATGAATATTCTATGAGAGCAAGCGATAAAATTAGTGGTATGAACGGAAGCAAATTAGACCTTGATTTGTTTGTCACTACGGGTGGTGATGTTTATATAAATACTAATGGAAACACAAGATATGATGTTGTATTGACATTATGGTATACAAAAATAACTGGATAGCATTGTTTAAATTAATTGATTTAGAAGTAAAGTTATGAGTTTTATTGATTTTTTCGGTAATAAAGTTAGAGCAAGGGATGTAGTATACTCCAATGGAAACAGTTTAGAAATTTCAAAGGAGTGGCAACGGCTGGATATAAACTGTGGTGGGTTTAAAACAATTACAGTAGATTTGTCAAAATATAATGAATTGCTTCTCACCATAGGAACATATCCAGCGGATCAGTATAGAATATTGAGTTCTACAGTAATTCCTAAATTAGCTTTAGAAAAAATGATAGGGCAAGATAGTAACGGTTATTTTCAGGCTAGATATAGCGATTATTATTGGGCTGGATTAGATTATTTAGGAAATAATAAAATTCGTTATCGTACGTGCAATAATGATGGCTTGGCTACTGTTTGGGCTAGATAACCAATAAAAATAGTAAATATTAATCAATATGTCTTTTATAGATTTTTTTGGAAACGTAGTAAGAAGGAAAGATGTATATTTTAAGTATTCTACTGATGAGCAGTGGACAGGGGAGTACTGGATTGACGGTAAGAAAATATATTGCAAGGTAGTATCTGTAAGTGGATTTACTAAAGACAAATACGTAGCACATAACATTTCAAACTTGCACAGGGTGTTGAGTTGCGATTTGTTTGTAAAGTTCAATGATGGAACAAACCACATGATGCCACGTGCACATAAAGATAACGATCATGACGGTATTTCGATACAGGTAAACAAAACAAGTTTAATATTGCAGGTTGGACAATCAAATGGCTTTGCTGATGCAACAGGGTATGCGATACTGAAATATATTAAAAATAATTAAAAAAAACAGAGGAGAATATCAAAAATGGAAATTACAACAAAGGGAAATAAAAATGTAACTTTAACTAAAGAAATTTATGTAGATGGAAAAATGGTAAAAACTATTTCCGCTACAATCAACGAAAATGGGGAATCTATTTCATTTAACACTGATTATGTATATGACATGGAACTTTACAAATCTAACAGAGAAGCTATTAGAAAAATTGAAGCTGATTTTGAGGATGAAGCATTTACAGAACAAGATAAAATTATTGAAAATTCTAGTGTATCTAGCGATAAAGAAGGAAAATAAAGATGAAAATCAAAGATATTTTAAACAGTAAAAATGTATTAGTTAAATTAAATAATACGGCTGGTATGTCTAGCATAGTAGCATATCGTGTAGGAAAAAATATTAAATTGTTGGATGATGAATTAAAGCCTTATGATGATGCACGTACAAAAGTATTAGAAGAAGCTGCAAACAAGGATGAAAACGGAAAAGCTATCATTGATGAAGCAACACGTCAATATGACATTCCAGAAGACAAGTTGCAAGAAGCTTTACAAGAAATTGAAAAACTTCAAGATGAAGATATCAACATTGATATTAGAAAAGTAACTGTAGAAGATATCAATAAAGCTGAGTTGACTCCTAGAGAATTAATGTCAATTGAATTTATGTTAGAAGTTTAGAAGGTGAGGAAAATGGAAAAAATGGAAATGTTGTTTAATTATTTACAAGCACATAGAATGTTGGCGCTTGTTGCTTTTGTCATTATTTTTGATTTATTCTTAGGTGTAATGAGATCATTCAAAGAGAAAAAGACAAACTCTACAATTGGAATTGATGGAATGATTAGAAAAGTAAGCATGATTGCATGTTTGCTTTTTTTAGTTGTACTTGATTTTCTAATTCATTTAGATTTGATTGCGTGGTTGCCATCACAAATACTAGATATCTTTAAAGCAATCGGTATCACCACAATTGGAATTAGTGATGTGTTTGCTTTATTATTTATTGTTTTTGAATTGTTAAGCATTCTAAAAAATTGGGCATTAATTGGACTTCCAATGTTTAAAGGGGTTAATGAAAAAGTGACTAGATTTCTTGAAACATTTACTGATGAAATGCCAAGTATAAATAAAAATGAATAGTTGAAGAGAGCGAATAGCTCTCTTTTATTATGATTAACAACAAAAAAATTGCAAAAAATGGTTGTTAAACAGTCTTGAAACAGTAAAAAAACTAATTTATGAAGAAAGGAGATTATAAAAATGAAATTTAAAAGAGCTTTTGAATTAATGAAAAATGGAGCAAAAATTAAGCTCCCTTCATGGGGTGGTTATTGGTATTGGGATAATGAAAAGCAAACAGTAATCATGCACACAAAAGATGGAAAAGAAATGGATATTAGAGAAACTGAAAGAGTTATCTATACGTTATCGAATATTCTTGATGATCAATGGCAAGTTGCTGACGAGGAAAACTGTCCACAATTAGGAGGCGTGGCCACTTTTGGATTTGACGAAGCAATCAAATATCTAAAAAGAGGAATGAAACTTGCTAGAAAAGGTTGGAATGGCAAAGAGCAATATATTGAACTTGCTACAAATGTATCATTTAAAACACCTAATGATGAAGTTATTAATGTAGATCATGCAGATATGGGTAACAAAGCAATTGCTTTTCATGGCACAAGCGGTGTGCAGTTAGGATGGTTAGCAAGTCAAAGTGATATGTTATCAGAAGATTGGACTTTTGTAGAATAGGAGGAAAGTAAACGATGATTAAAGTATTTATTAGTCAACCAATGAGAGACAAAACAAACGAACAAATTAAAGCAGAAAGAAAAAGAGCTCTAGATGAAATTAAAGCTTTATATCCTAATGAGGAAATTGAAGAAATTCAATCTTTCTTTGAAGATGTACCGCATGATGCAACACCTCTTTGGTATTTAGGAGAAAGTATCAAATTATTAGGTCGAGCGGACTTTGCTTATTTTTGTAAGGAATGGGACAAATATAGAGGATGTATTGCTGAAAATACTATTTGCAATTTATATGAAATCCCACATATTGAAGAACGCATTGAAGAAAATTAAGGAGGCAATGAAATATGGGTTTAATTGTTGGTTCAGCTAGAATTGATGAAAACGGTAATTTAAAAAATGGAAAGACTGGTGATCAAACAAGAAAAGAAGTCTCAACACAAGCATACTATACACATAAAAAAGGTTGGTATGTGTTAAGAGCAAAAAGTGTAGCTCATGCAAATGCTTTAGCTACAGCTATGAAACAAGCTTGCGACAATAATAAAATTGGTTATGACCAAAATGAAAGAAACGGAGTTATTACTCAATTAAAAAAATATGGTTCATTAGATAAAATTGCTAGAGCTACTGAATGTGATTGTTCATCATTAGTTAGAGCTTGCATCATTCAAGCTACCGGCAAAGACGTTGGGAATATCACTACAGCTAATGAAGCAAGTGTATTAGAAGCAAGTGGCTTGTTTGAAGCTAAAAAATCTGTTACTGGTGAAGGAATGCTATACAATGGTGATATTCTTGTAACTAAAACTAAAGGTCATACTGTTATTGTAGTGAGTGGCAGAGCTAGAAACGGAGCTACAACTTCTAATGCATCTAAGCCTAAATCATATTTATCAAAAGGCGATAAAGGTAATGATGTAAAAACGATGCAAACAATGTTGATTGCTGTAGGTTACTCTTGCGGTTCGTATGGTGCAGATGGAGATTTCGGAAGTGACTCGGATAAAGCGTTAAGAAAATTCCAAGGAGATTATAGCTTGACGGTTGATGGGAAATATGGGTCAAAATCTAAAGCAAAATTAGAGTCTGTTTACAATCAAAAGAAATCTTCTAAATCTTTAGGAACATATAAAGTTACAGCTAAATCAGGCTTATACGTAAGAGAAGGTGCAGGGACTAATTACGATATTGTTCCTAAAAACAAATTAACTAAAAATGCACAAGAACACGCTAAATCAAACGGAGCATTAAGATATGGTACTCATGTTACAGTAAAAGAGTGGAAAAATGGTTTTGCAAGAATTCCATCAGGATGGGTAAGTGGAGACTATTTAAAAAAGGTGTAAATTGATGTATAATATATATGCACATTCATTGTATTAGTTAATAGAAAAAGCAAAATGTAATATTATCTATTCTTCAAAAAATGTTTCAACAACTTTATTTATTAACTGAACAGAAAGACCTACTCAATTAATTTTGGGTAGGTTCTTTTTTTATGTCTTTCCACATGAGTAAAACAAACAGAAATTTGCTTATATTTTCGACACCCTAAACACTAATTTTTAATAAAAATAAGCTAAAATTGTATAGTTCAAAAAAACGCTAGGGTGTCGAAAAGGTGTCGAAAAGGTGTCAAATGTAAAACAGCCCTAAAAATAGAAGTACTCAAAGTGTAATAATTTATTTATACAAAATAGCCTATAAAATAAAAAAGCCTTGATAAAATCAAGACTTTTTGATATGAATTTGTAAATTATTTACAAGCTTCTTCGATAGCAACGGCAACAGCTACAGTAGCTCCAACCATTGGGTTGTTACCCATACCGATTAATCCCATCATTTCTACGTGAGCAGGAACTGATGAAGAACCAGCGAATTGAGCATCACTATGCATACGTCCCATAGTATCAGTCATACCATAAGAAGCAGGACCAGCAGCCATGTTATCAGGATGTAAAGTACGTCCAGTTCCACCACCAGATGCAACTGAGAAGTATTTTTTACCTTGTTCAATACATTCTTTTTTATATGTTCCAGCAACTGGATGTTGGAAACGAGTAGGGTTAGTAGAGTTACCAGTGATTGATACATCTACACCTTCTTTATGCATGATAGCAACACCTTCACGTACGTCATCTGCACCATAGCAGTTAACTTTAGCACGTGGACCATCACTATAAGCAGTTCTAGATACTTCTTTAACTTCTCCAGTGAAATAATCGAATTGAGTTTCTACATAAGTGAAACCATTGATTCTTGAGATGATTTTAGCAGCATCTTTTCCTAAACCATTTAAGATAACTCTTAATGGATTTTTTCTAACTTTGTTAGCTTTTTCAGCGATTTTGATTGCACCTTCAGCAGCAGCGAAAGATTCATGTCCAGCTAAGAAAGCGAAACATTGAGTATTTTCATTTAATAACATTGCTCCTAAGTTACCATGACCTAAACCTACTTTACGATCATCAGCAACAGATCCTGGAATACAGAATGATTGTAAACCAACACCGATTGTTTTAGCAGCATCTTCTGCTTTAGTATCACCATTTTTAATTGCCATAGCAGCACCAACTGTATATGCCCAACAAGCGTTTTCGAAACAAATTGGTTGTGTAGATTTTACGATATCATAAACGTTGATACCTTTTTCATCACAAATAGCTTTTGCTTCTTCGATTGATTTGATATCATATTTAGCTAATGCAGCGTTAATTTGATCAATTCTTCTTTCATAACTTTCAAATAATGCCATTTTTTCGTATCCTCCTATTATTCTTTTCTTGGATCGATGTATTTAGCAGCATCGTTGAATCTACCGTAGTTACCTTTAGCAGCTTCTAAAGCTTCATTAGCATCTTTTCCATCTTTAATCATTTCCATCATTCTACCTAAGTTAACGAATTCGTAACCGATAATTTCATCATTTGTATCTAAAGCGATACGAGTAATGTAACCTTCAGTTAATTCTAAGTAACGAGGTCCTTTTAATTTAGTAGAGTATGATGTACCTACCATTGATCTTAAACCTTTACCTAAGTCTTCAAGACCAGCACCTACAGGTAATCCACCTTCAGAGAATGCTGATTGAGTACGTCCATAAACGATTTGTAAGAATAATTCTCTCATAGCTGTGTTAATAGCGTCACAAACTAAGTCAGTATTTAAACCTTCTAATAAAGTTTTACCAACTAATGCTTCACTAGCCATAGCAGCAGAGTGAGTCATACCTGAGCATCCAACAGTTTCAATTAATGCTTCTTCAATGATACCTTCTTTAACATTTAAAGTAAGTTTACATGCACCTTGTTGTGGAGCACACCAACCAATACCATGTGTTAAACCAGAAATATCTTTGATTTCTCTTGAATATACCCATTTTCCTTCTTCAGGAATAGGAGCACATCCGTGTGATGCACCACGATTTACAGTGCACATTTCTTCAACTTCATGTGAATAAATCATTTTTTATTTTCTCCTTTCATCACATTAATGATCACAAACATTAAAAAAGAAATAACGTAAAACTACATAAATTTCTTCCTTCAGGTGAAGGAATTCACCTGAACAAATTATAAAGTGTCGATTAAAGAAAGTCAATGAAACAAGAAAGATAAATAAATGAAAAAAGGAATTTTTTTGTATCTATCAAAGAATATTTTATAAAAAAAGGGACAAAATAGTATTTGAAGTTGAAAAAAAGTAGTCAAAAAGGGTTGACACACAAGGTTAGTATATGCTAACTTATAGACAGTTAGTTACAGCTAACTTCGTGTTAATAAATCATTTTTTATTGATACCAGATCACAAACCCAAACAAAACAAAAATGAAAGAAGGAAGTATTAAAATGGATTTAATTCAAAGTATTAAAGCACGCGAAGTATTAGACTCTCGTGGAAATCCAACTGTTGAAGTTGAAGTTAGAAGTGAATGTGGAGCTTTTGGTAGAGCAATCGTACCAAGTGGAGCTTCTACAGGAATTTATGAAGCAGTGGAATTAAGAGATGGAGACAAATCACGTTATTTAGGTAAAGGTGTTTTACAAGCTGTTAAAAATGTAAACGAAGTGATTGCTCCTGAATTATTAGGATATGATGTCTTTGCTCAAAGAGAAATCGACCAAGCAATGATTGATTTAGATGGTACTGATAATAAAGGAAAATTAGGAGCAAATGCTATCTTAGGTGTTTCTCTTGCCGTTGCTAAATGTGCCGCTGATTCATTAGGTATGCCATTATATCGTTATATTGGTGGAGCAAATGCTCATATTATTCCTACACCAATGATGAATATTATCAATGGTGGGGCACATGCTGATAACAACATTGATTTCCAAGAATTTATGATTATGCCAGTTTCAGCTCCTACATTTAAAGAGGCAATTCGTATGGGGGCTGAAGTATTCCATAATTTAAAAGCTGTATTACATGATAAAGGATTAAATACTGCTGTTGGTGATGAAGGGGGATTTGCTCCTAACTTAAAATCAAATGAAGAAGCTATTCAAACTGTTATTGAAGCTATTGAAAAAGCAGGATATAAACCAGGCGTAGATGTTAAACTTGCAATGGATGTTGCTAGTTCAGAATTCTATAAAGATGGTCAATATATTTTACCAGGTGAAGGCAATAGAACATTTACTTCTAAAGAACTTGTTGATTTTTATGCAGAATTAGTTGAAAAATATCCAATTATTTCTATTGAAGATGGTCTTGATCAAGATGATTGGGATGGATGGAAATATTTAACTGAAAAATTAGGTAAAAAAGTACAATTAGTTGGAGATGATTTTTTTGTTACAAATACAAAACGTTTACAACAAGGTATTGAAAAGAAAACAGCTAACTCTATTTTAATTAAAGTTAATCAAATTGGTACTTTAACAGAAACATTAGAAGCTATTGAAATGGCTCAAAAAGCAAACTATACTGCTGTTGTTTCTCATAGATCTGGTGAAACTGAAGATACAACAATTGCTGATATTGCTGTAGCAACAAATGCTGGACAAATTAAAACAGGTTCTGCTTCAAGAACAGACCGTATTGCTAAATATAATCAATTATTAAGAATTGAAGATGAATTAGATAGACAAAGTGTTTATGGAGGAATTGATTCATTTTATCAATTAGATAAATAATTTTGGTATTAAAAGATAATGTTGTTATATCCCTTTTACGTATAAATCGTAACTTCCCAATTTTAGACTAAATCATATAATAAAATATTATCTTTTAATAATATAGATAAAGAGGATGATGCAAATCATCTTTTTTTGTAAATAAATTACATTATTTCTTTTAATAAATATAAATA